ATCCTTTCTTGAATCCCCTTGAAGCGGCCCTTATCCGTTGGATCAGCCGCTCACCTCGCATTGGCATGATCATGGTTAAAGAGCATAGTTCGCTTGTGAGCTGGATCGTTCGCGATGAGTCTGATCTTTGCGTCGCTGATCTCCAGCAGGAAGATGAAGACTTTGAAGAGCCGCCTTCGATGCAGTTCGAGCGGCTTTACCATGCACCTGACGCCCAACGTTAGGTGTACCTGCCGAGTGCAGGCGTGGGCTCTTTTGGTGTCCACGCCGTGACCTGGGGTGTCGAAACCTATTTCAAACCTTGGTTTTTCAATGGAAGAATTGTTTTCTGGGACTATCCGTCCCTTGACCGTCGAGACGCTTTGCGAAGAGCTGAAGCCATGGCAAATCGAGACCGGCAAAGCCGCTTTTCTTGATTATCTTTACGAGCTTTACGATCGCGATAATGCCGAGATTGGCTTGCGCGGCACTTACACCGGCCTTTGGGAGCGATTCAAGCATGACACTGCAATGATTATGCAGGCTGGATTTATCACTACTGGTGAACTTTAATGCAAAAAATTATTGGTCTTTACAGCCCGGCACCGCAGTCGGGGAAATCAACTGTTGCTATCGAGCTGGAGCAGCGCGGTTACGTCATTGTGCCGTTTGCTGAAACGCTCAAGCTGATGCTGATTCCGATGCTGGAATCACTTGGCTATGACAGGCATGGCGCCAATTACCTTGTCCACCAAGCCAAACAGGTTGTTGTTGGCGATGCTGGTGTGAGTGTTCGGCATATGCTGCAAACCTTGGGCACGGAGTGGGGACGAGCCTGTATTCATCCAGAGATCTGGGTGCGCTGCTGGAAAGGTCGCGCTCAGCAGTACTCGGCTGTGATTGCTGATGATGTGCGCTTCCCCAATGAAGCAGCAATGATCAAGCTTCTAGGTGGTGAAATGTGGCGCATCGATCGACCCGATGTCCCGTGTGAGCATGGTCATGCGAGTGAGGGCAGTCTTGATGGCTACAACGATTTTGATCGCTTTATCACAAATGATGGGACAATTGATGACTTGATCTCTAAGCTCCGGGAAATACCCGTGTAGAAATGGCAAGTTTGCGTTACCACGCTGGTCGGATGGTGCTTTACGAGGCGCCGTCTGGCTGGCGGGTGCGCATCAAAACCAAGAAGGGCAAGCTCGATCTGCCGCTTGGAGCCATCACCCTGGAACTGGCGGTACCAGAAGCGGAGCAGCTTTATGCTGATGCTCGCGCGATCGACGACAGCCATCCATATTGCCAGCAATGCATCCACTGGAAGGCAGTTGCGGCAAGATGTAATTTAGGGTTTCCAGAAGGGAGAGCATCCGGTGGCCGATTCGCAAGAGACTGCAGTGCCTACAGGGGCAATTGACTGCGGCGATGGCTATTACATCGAGATGGGCGAAGAGCCGGGCATTGGCGAGGTGCGTTATGCCGCCTGCAGCCCTGGTGGTGCTATCTGCCGGTATGCCAATGATCTATGGCAGGTGCAAATCTATATTGAACATTTGAAGGGTAACAGGCCCCAGTGATCCATTCGTAAACCTGTTGCGCGCGATGCCAGTTCCAGTGATGTTGCATCGTCCACCACGTCCACAACGAAGTGTGACCTTTTGAAGCATTGCAAGAAAGACAGGCGGGCACGCAGTTCTCGGGAACCGTGAGCCCGCCTCTCGCTTTTGGCTTTACGTGATCAATTGTAGTGGCGTGACGACCACAATATGCACAGCAGTCATGCCATGCGTCAAAGATTGATGCCCTGAATCGCTGTCTTGTAACTTTTTTGCTAACCAGTTCGACGCCATCGATCTGGTGCTCCATAGGGGCGAGTCGGGCTCGCCTACAGGGTAGCTAGACCGAGCGCTCCCAGCTTGGCATTACACGAGGCTGATTATTGTAATGTCCAGCTTCTGCGTAGCTGATATGGGGGATCCCAGCGGTTATGACAAAAACCATCTGACCAATCTTCAGCCCAGGATATAGCGGAAGCGAATGAAGACGGCGAGCATTGACCAGCTCTAAAGTCAGCTTACTTCCGCACCATTCGGGATCCGCAAATCCTGCGTGAGAGTGTTCGTAGCCTTCACGTGCGCGACTAGATTTAAGGCAAAACATTCCGCACACATCATTAGGCATGTTGAATGTTTCGCGTGTCTCCGCTAATGCAAACTCACCCGGTGCTAGCCAGTAAGGATTGTCAGCGCTGCAATGTGCAATCGACTGAAGCTGCAGCTCTGGCGTGTGCTCCACCTCCACCATGATGTTGTCGCCAAGCCTGAGGTCAAGCGATGCCGGATTCAGCAGTTCAGGCTCGAACGGCTCGATCATCCGCTCCTCTTGGATGAGGCGCTGGATTTCGGTGTCGTGAAGGATCATTCGGATTTAGTAGTCCCATCGCACCCTAGGACGTCCAGAACGAATTCCTAGATGTATGAAGCCTTTTGCAGCACCGTACCCAAGACTGAAGTCCCAATGCTTGTCGCACCAGTCTTGGACCTTGTAGATGTCGACACCTTCGACGCAAAAATCGACCGCGCCTTCGCCTTTCTTGAATAGGTGCTCGCTGCTGCTGGCGCCACCGACCATGCTGTTGATGCGAGCGTTGCGATAGCCGCTGGTGATGATGATCGGCTTGTTGCCGAATGCAACCCGCGCTCGCTCCAGGAAGGCGGCTAGTTCAGCGGCAATGTCGACCTGGTATTGATGATCAAAACGCCGCTCTTCGCGCCCAAGGGCAAATTCGCCCAACGTGACGTGCGGCGTCAACCGAGCGCTGAACGGCGACTTAGGCGTCAGCTTGGCGGGGTCTTGCTGAATCTCAGGCTGCTTCGGAAGACTGGAGCGCCAGACCTCGCCTTCTGCGCGCCGCCTACGCAGCAAACCAGCCTCGACGTTTGTGCCCGGATTGCGGTACAACTCAAATGCTGCTGGCACCGCATTCCAATCTCGCTCGCGTAGGCGCTTGCTGATGGTCTCAAAGCCAGTTGACCCGTAGAAGCCGCTGCCAAGATTGTAAGAAAACGAAATAAGGGCAGATTGCTGCCCATCCGTCATCTCAGACCAAAACGGCACGCTACCGGCAAGCCTAGTTGCGATCTGATCAACCTCAGTCCGCATGAACATATCGGCTTCGATCACGGTGATTTTGTCGCCACGGCTGACCGGTCGGCCACCCGGATAGCGCGTTGTGCCGTACCCGATTGTGTACGGCTCTGCGCCGGACAACGGATCTGGGTATGCGGTGAGGTGACAGCCTTCGAATTCCTTGATCAGCTTGAATGCGGCGGCGTAGTCACCCTGCTTGCCACCTTGACTCCAGGTCTTGAACCAGCCTTGATCGCGACCAAGAATGTGCGGGTTGGCCTTGTTAATTGCTTCTTCTAATTCAGACAACGCCGCAGACTGGTGCGGGAGCTGCCGATAGTATTTAAAAAGATCAAGCAGGCGGATTTTGTTTTGCGTCATCAGTCCAAGGGGCGTGAATGCTCATTGCGCCACCGAGGAGGCGGCTGTCACCGGTTTGCAACGTGTCATCAATTTCGTGATGCACGATGACAGGCTTTGGATCAGCAGGTTGCGCTGCGTGCCATTCCGCTTCGGCTTGATCCAGCTTGGCTGGTAACGTCAGCTCAAACCACCACTGACGGATGGCTTGCTCTAGCCGACGCTGCCAGCCGGGCTTACCAAAGCTGATCAGAGCTTTTTTCCTTTCAGCGCACGCAGCGCATGAAAGACAAGCTGAATGATGCTGTTGTCTTTAAGAGGCGACAGTGCGATCAGCTCAGAAGCTGCCGCGATAATGATCCAGAATGCTGGATGGGACAGAAAGTCCATGGGTCAGCAGGACGGTGGGCGTACTTCCAGCTTAGAGACCCTTTGCTCAACGGTATTAAGACGCGAGAAAAATTCCTTGCGATCTTCTTTAATGTCTGAATGTAATACTTCTAATTGTGTTGCGATGTGCTCGACGGCACTCGTGAGGCGAATAACCGCATCACGAGCTTCGTCTGATTTACGACTGAACCCCATTGCCCCCATAGCGGCAACTGAGATACTTGCGCCGGCCACTGCGGCTATGACTTCAATCATGGCAGCAATGGCTACTTGACTAGCT